GTTTGTTGAAGCTGTGGTCATGATCGACGTAGTAGGCGGTGACCAGCATGCAGTAGCCTTTTTCCTTATGCGGTTCCAATACGACTAGATACCGTTCTGGTTCAATGAGGATATACAGCCTATCGCGGCCATGCTTATGCTTCCTCCAGATTAATGGCGCATCGCATGTTTCGTAATGGCATTGCGGGCAATCCTTTGCGTCGTCGATTGTCCTTCGCGGGAATCTGATTCGTTCGCATCTACGCAGATCAACGTTCCTGTCACCGGTCGCGTGGTCTTCGACGCTGGTGATGTGGAAGAACCCGGCCCATTTTCCGTCGGTCTCCTCTTTCTGGCGGCGCACGGAGACCCTCAGACCGTCGAATGATGGGTGTGAATCTATGAAGTCCTGCCTGAAGATTGCGTAAATCCTATCCTCGTATACGGCGAAGTCTTCTATCGGGGATTTGGGCACGAGCTCCGGTATCCAATGCGGTGTCATGCGTTCCGTCCTTCCCAGACGAAGATGTTGAACTTTCGCGTGCCCAGGGTTGTTGACTGGGTGAGACGGAGCTTTGATTTCATGCGTATGTAGTCGATGATTTCAGCTTTCGCGCCCGATGGTTGGGGGATGGTCGTCCGGTTCGCCCTGCAGACGGCCCCGTTGATCACATCGGTGATCTGCATCATCTGCACTTCATCCGAACGGATCGGTTGCACTTTCTTGATGCACTCGTGGTTGAAGTCGTAATGGCTGTTCGCCAGCACTTCCTCAAGTTTCTCGGTACGTTGTGCGGAATGCGTGTCCTTGATGTCCACGTACACGTTGTAGGTGTTCGTGGAGTCGAACAGCCTGTTCAGCATGGTGAAATACATCTTGTAGTACCAGTCGTTGTGCGACTGGGACCATGCCTCATGGTTCAGGCGCGTCTTCTTGGCCACCAGAACGCGGAACCTCATGTCGTCATCCAGGAAGAAGCAGTTCAGTAGGTCCTTGTAAAGGTCGATTTTCGGCATGCTGGCCTTCGTCCACTTCACTTCCGTACGTGCCTTGACGCCGTAACGTGCCTTGATCTGGAGGATGTTTTCCGTGATCTCTTGCTTTTTATCCTTGGGGATGATGAGGGCTCCAAGGACCATGACATCGCTGTCGTCATGTTCCAGATGACAGCTCTCATCGCAATACAGGTTGTATTCGGTCATTCGTGTTCCTTTCAATCCATCAATCGTCAGGCGTCTCGGCTTCGAGGCGTGCGTTCGGATCCTTGTTGGCGGCCATGTCATAGTCTTCGTGGTGCGCTGCGATACGGTCGATGAGATCATCGGTTATCTGGTTTTGGCGCTCGCGGGCCTCGTAGGCGCGGGCGGCTTCGCTGCCGAGTGCGCGTGTGTAGATGTCGAGGCTGGTGAGCCCGAATGTGGAGGCGATGTGCTCCACGTCGGACGTCGTGAGCGGCGCTTCATATCGGAGCCTTACGTGCCAGTAGTTGTTTCTCATACCGCTCTTTTTGTAGAACTCGGCATTTGTTATTCCGCTTCGTTTAACGAGATCTCGACATATGTCGATGATTCTCTTGCTGTCTTCGGTGACTTCATTTTTGGCAATGCTTCCCATGCCCAACATGGTACCCAATTGAGAAGGATTTGTAAAGAATACTTAATTGAGTAACAATAAACTTACTCAATTAAGTACGGTAAGAATTACCGCAAGGCAATGAACAAAGAAAGGAGCGGCAAGACGGATGAGTGAGACGGAAACCATCGCAAGGAATCTCAGCGGCGAGCTCGCACGGCATCGCAAGACACAGGCCGCACTCGCCAAGGAACTCGGCATGAGCGAGAAAACCGTCAGCGAACGTCTGGGAGGCAAGGGGTCGTTCACCACCGAGCAACTCGAAAAGACGGCGACGATGCTCGGCATGAGCCTCTACCAGCTCATGATCAAGCTCCTCCAACCAATCGACGGCATCAAACAGATCAAGCCATGAGCAGCGCTCGCCGACGCATGAATCGAAGGGAGAATCCAATGAACAATGAAATCCAGCAATTCGATTTCAAGGGCGCATCATTGCGCACCTTGACCGATAAGGCGGGGGAGCCTTGGTTCGTCGCCAAGGATGTGTGCGACATCCTCGGCCACTCAAACGTGAGCATGGCGCTTGATCGTCTCGATGATGACGAACGGTCTAAGTTCAACTTAGGGCGTCAGGGTGAGACAAACATCGTCAACGAAGCCGGCCTCTACGTGCTCGTGCTTGGCTCCCGCAAGCCGGAAGCTCACGAGTTCAAGCGTTGGGTGACACATGAGGTGCTGCCCCAGATCCGCAGGACTGGCGGCTACATTCCCACCACAGACGTGGATGATGACATGACCATCCTCGCGAAGGCCGTGATGATCGGCCAGCGCACCATGGAAGCACAGAAGCGGAAGATCGCCGAACAGCAGACGCGCATCGTGGAACTGGAACCGAAAGCTCGGTTCGCCGACGCCGTGGCCGCATCCGACGGCACGTGCCTGGTCGGCGAGCTCGCGAAGATGCTCCGGCAGAACGGGATGGACATCGGCCAGAACAGACTGTTCCGTCTTCTTCAGGCTGACGGGTATCTCGGCAAGTCCGGTTCGAATCGCAACGTGCCGACACAGCGTGCGATGGACCTCGGCCTGTTCCGCATCAAGGAGACCACCGTCACCCATGCGGATGGGCACACCACGGTCAGCCGCACTCCGAAGGTCACGGGCAAGGGGCAGCGCTACTTCATCGACCGGTACTGGGGTCGTACTCAGCCGACGTTGGAAGCGGGTGCGTGATGAGCGTCAGTCAATTCGCATGCCTATCGGGTCAGCTGCTGTGCGTGATCGTGTTGCTTTGCGCGATTCTCTTGAAACTTCTGACCGTGGTCAAGGTGCTTCATGACATTCTCTGTGCGATTCGTTCAGCCCAGACGCAGATCGAACTTAGTCCCCTTGCGAGAAATCGTGGGGAATTTTGGACAAGGGCCAGGTCTTTGTTTTCCCGTGGCCGATGAACAGCTGCTGCCGCCAGGTGATCGTCACCGAAGCGCCTTCGGGAGGTGTGTAATGCAGGTACTTATGGCCATTTTCCTCGGTCTCCGATTCCTTCACCTTGATTCGCGCGTACACGCAGCCGCCAGTGGCGACAAGAGAGTTGAAGCCTTTCCGCCGTGATCCATAAGGGGTTTCGGGACTGTGGGTGGCCGTTGCATGCACGTCGGTGGCGGCTCCGTTGCCCACATTGACGATCTTGACCAGAAGGCACGGAGGATTTCCGTATCCGCATTCGACCACATAGGGCTGCCACTTCGGCCTACTTCGATATGCGAAGTTCCAAGCCATAGCTCCTCCGGTAAACAACGCGGTCAAGCCTTCCAAACCATAACTGATCCAATCCATAATTCTTCTCCTAACTGTTCGGCCCGCACGTCGGAAATGCGGGATGACACCGATTTTAGGAGAGGGCCGGGCGGTTCTCCTAACGCCGCCCGGCATCACACACGCAAAGGAGGCGCGTGATGGTCTTGCAGAACGAGCTCAAGGATGCGAGCCGTATCCCGTTGAAGGACAGGCTCGCATGGACCATCCCGCAGGCCGCGAGCCTGTACGGGATCGACTATGACGGCCTCCGGCAGGCTGTCAACCAGGGCGACATAGACACGTTTCGTCCGCCAAGCAAACGAGGAACGCCTTCCCGCCGTCACATCAGACGCGAGGAAATGGACCGATACGTCAAATCGTTGGAGGAGTAAACATGAACGACATTCGCAAGGAGCTGTGATGACACTCAGGAGAATCGACGCGGAAACGCTGCTGACACCACCAGCACCGCCGAGGGACACGGTGATCATGTTCGGCTTGACCGGCTACGCGATTCGCGTCGCGGGCAAGGGCGCCAGCCTCATGGAGCTCGACGTCGACGGAAGCCACGAGCTGGCGAGCATCGGGAAAGACCAGGCAAGGACATTCATTCAAAAAATCGGAGGCGCAAGATGACGTACAACGATTATCGCATCGAGGACAGGTCCGAAAAAGGGAGGCCGAACTACACGCTCAGGCGTTTGAAGTTCGCGCTGGCCGTGGTCGGTTTGGTCGTGAGCGTGACGCTCATGCTCACCTGGCATGGCGGCGGTCTGACGGGCGCGCTTGTGGTTGAGGGCGTGTATCTGGTCACGGCCCTGTGGCTGACGGTCAGGTTCGCTCCGCGCGATGACGTGGATGGCGACGTCTGACCGTATCCGCCGGCGTACAAGGACGCGGGCGGATGGCGGAGGCGTGGGTCCCTTCATCTCACATTGCATTTCACGCATGCACTCTCACGTCTTCCGCCGTCGCACAGTCCGCTGTGGGTTCGAATCCCGCCGCCGGCGCTTGGCCGGACCGTCAACGCCGCCCGCATCCCCGCTTCGTTCAGCTTTCTTGGTGGTGTGGGAACGATGGGCGTGCTTCTTTGCTGTCATGGCGCCCAGCGGTCCGGCTCGTATCAATCAATCTCATATCAATCAAGGTCAAGGGAGGAACCGATGAAGGAGATTCTGCCGCATTGGCATTTCAGTCCGAACGCTCCGGTCAAGGACGTCGGCATGAAGGGGATGACGCGTGGCGACAGGGCGGTGGCTGAGGCGTGCCGTCGGGCGATGGAGACCGAGGCGTGGAAGGAGCTGGTGATCTTGGAATCGGTGGGCGTGCGGTTCACCGGACTGGTGGGCCGGTTCGTGTCCGAGGTGGCGTCTCCCGTGTTGGAGGTGATGCCTGGTGACAGTTTCCATCAGGGAGCGGCCGCGCAGTTGACGCACATGGTGAAGACCAGGGATGGTGGCGAGACCATCCGCATCATCAAGACTCTCGCCGTGAAAGGTAGGTTCTAATGGCTGGCGAAACGATTATTACCGTGGTGGGCAACCTCACGGCTGATCCGGAGATTCGTACCACTGGCAGCGGCGCATCCGTTGCCAGCTTCACGATTGCCTCCACCCCGCGCACCTGGAACCGTAACACGAACCAGTTCGAAGACGGTCAGGCTTTGTTCATGCGCTGCTCCGCGTGGCGCGACATGGCCGAACATTGCGCGCAAAGCCTGGCAAAAGGCATGCGTGTGATCGCCCAGGGCAGGCTGACGCAGCATTCATGGGAGGACGAGCAGCATCAGCGCCGAACTTCCATGGAATTGCAGGTGGACGAGATCGGGCCGAGCTTGCGCTATGCGACCGCGCAGGTAGCCAAGGCGCAGCGTGGCACGGCTGGAGCGTATGGCAATCCGTCCTCCGCCCCGGCGGGCTATACGGGCGGAGCCACCGCTGCCGGTGCCTCGTTGCCGCCGTCTGACCCGTGGGGCTCGCCACAGGGTGAATCGTCGTCGTTCGGTGATTTCGGCAAGCCGGAATCCGAACCGGAATTCTAAGGAGGAATCATGGGCATCACCATAGAGGATCTGCCCGTCGAGGATTTGCATCCGAATCCGAACAATCCACGCAGGCAGGTGGGCGACGTGGCCGATCTGGAGGCGAGCATCCGCTCGCAGGGCATCAAACAGCCTCTCCTGGTCACGCCGACGGGAGAGACCGACATCGACGGGCATGCGCAGTACCGAGTCGTCATCGGCCATCGCAGGCTCGCCGCCGCCAAACAGGCCGGACTCGAGTCCGTGCCGGCGATCATCGAAAGGATGGACGCGCGGAGGGAACGCGAGGTCATGCTGGTCGAGAACTCGCAACGCTCCGATTTGACGCCCATCGAGGAGGCCGACGGCTATCAGGGGCTCCTCGATCTAGGCGTGGGCGTCAAGGAGATGGCCGAGAAGACGGGACGCAGCGACCGGTTCGTCCGCAGACGGTTGAAGATAGCCAGAATCCCGCAGGAGACGCGTGACGTGGCGGCCGATTTCAGCCAGATGAGTCTCGACCAGCTCGACAGGCTCGCGGAATTCGAGTCCGACCCGGACATGCAGCGCGAGCTCGCCCGCGCCGACGATTTCGACTGGACCTACCAGCGGCTCTCCCGGGAACGCCGTAAAGCCGCATGGCACGACAAGGCGCAGAAGGCGCTCGCCAAAGCCGGAATCAAAGTCGAAAGCTTCCCAGACGGAAAGAACTTCTGGAACTGGCATCCGTACGGATACCGGGCCGGCCGCATGATATCCAACATCGAAACGGACTTCTGGACCTCGTTCACCAGGGAATCCGATTGGCCGTCCGCACGTGTGTACGAGAATTCCGCGTTTGATGAGTTCTGCACGTACCTGCCGGTTCCCGCCGACGAGCTCGAAAAAGACAAAGCCAAGACCGACGAGGACAATGCCATCAAGGCACGAGGCAGGGAACTCAACCGACAGGCCCGCGAATTCGAAGCGATCGCCAAAGTCAACCGCACCACATGGCTGAAACACAACCTCCGCGCACTCACCCACGAACACGCGGAAACGGGAATCTGCAGGCTCGCGCTCGCTGACACGGTCGGCTGGAGGAGCGTGTTCCCGTACCAGTCCTACAAGGGCGAGGACGTCATCAGGGAGCTGATCGCGTTCGGCTGGAGCCTGCCGATCACCGAGCATGACGACGAGCACTGGTCGCTGGAATGCAAGGAGAACCTCGACTCGATCCGCATGGTGTTGAAGGACAGGCCGCTTCGAATTCTCGATGTTCTGGCCGCCCGCTGGGAGTCGAACATCGGCTGGAACTACTGGCGCCAACGGCATGGCGTGGACGATATGGGCATCTGGTACGACGTGCTGGAACGCATCGGCTACCAGGTCAGCGAAGACGAGAGGAAGGCGCTCAAAGGCGCATATCTCGGCGGAGGAGATGACGAATCATGAGCATGGAGAATGTTCGGAAACTGCTGTATCACGAGTACGGGCTCGACCCTTATGAGCTTCGTCTTCTGATGATGGTGGCCGACTGGACCGGCGATGACGGCAAGGGCTTCGCGAAGAGCGCGAAAACCATCGCATCGCAGCTGCATATGTCGGAACGCACCGTGCACAACAAGCTCCGGTCCCTGCGCGAGAAGGGTTTCTTGAGATACGGCAACCAGCACATCGTCGACGATATCGCGCCAAACCGCCGACCGAAGGTGTATGACATGCACCTGCCAAAACAGAGGGGTGAACGAAATGCACCCCAAGAAATCAAACCAAAAAACAGGGGTGAACGAAATGCACCCCAAAAAACAGGCATGAATCAGGGGTGCAACTGGCATGAATCTGGCATGAATCAGGGGTGCACACAGCGTGCAGACAATACTACTAAATCTATAGAAACAATAAAGACTATAGAGAGAGACCCGCGCGCGAAAACAACAACACCCATCCCAACCGACTGGAAACCAACCGAGGAACACAGGGCGCTCGCCGACAAGCTCGGCATCGACTGCGACATCGAAGCCAGGAAATTCCGCGACCGGGCACTCGACTCAGGAACCAGATCAGCCGACTGGAACGCGAAATTCCGCAACTGGCTCGTCAAAGGCAAGGAACGCGGATTCGCCACACCCAAAACCGGCACTCGCCGGTATACGTGGGGCAGCGAAGAGGTCAAACGCGTACTCGGCCCGATAGCCTGCGAAGGCACGGACACGTACATGGAGCTCGCATGCAAGGTCGCCGACCTGCTCAACCAAGGCGTGGACCCGGACATGCTGCGCCGTCAGCTCGCGAACGTGCCCGGCGACGTATTGGCCGAACAACTGTTCGAACAGGAGGCGGCATGAACGCCATGACCATCGCACACATGGCCGGCATCCTCACCTCGGCCATCCAAGCCGCGGACCGATTGGAACTCGACGCGCTCAAAGGCCCGGCGCTCGCCGATATGGACCTTGACCGCATCCGCGATATCAAACGCGACTGCTCGACCTGCATCAACCTGCTCGACCAGCTCGGAAGGGAGCGACGATGAGCGACCGGCAATTCCAGGAATCGAAACGCGTCGCCTTGCAACGTCAGGGCTGGCATTGCATGCGTTGCGGACACAACCTGCACGACCCGACCGTCTGGCCGGGCAGGAGCGGCCACCACCGGCAGTTGCGCCGACGAGCCAACCCGACCATGCGCGACCTGCCGAGCAACATCGTCGAACTGTGCGGTTCCGGCACGACCGGCTGTCATGGTTGGACGCACGCGCATCCGGCCGAGGCGGAACGGTTCGGCTACATCATCCCGAGCTGGCGCGATCCGCTCAACGCGCCGATACGTGACTGGAACGGCGACTGGTGGTGGCTGTTGGATGACGGCACGGCGCAACGGCTCACTCAAATCGAAATCATCGAATGGCAAAGCAATTGGAAGGAAGAATCATGAGGAAACAGGACGAAGACATGAACGTGAAGCCGGAGGCGCTGCTCTGGCTCGACTTCGAAACGACCGGCACGGACAGGAATGACAGTCTGCCGTTGGAGGTCGGCATGGAATGCACCGACGTGCTGGGCGAACATTCGTATGGATCCCTGCATCGCATCATCAGACCGGACTATCTCGACCTGTTGGACATGGGCCCGGTCGCGTTCTCGATGCACACGGACAATGGTCTCCTGTTCGAACTGTTGAACGGTTCAGCCGGGAACGACTGCGTGGAAGCGGTCGCGGACGCCGTGGAGGAGTATCTCGACTCCCTCTCGCAACGCTTCACCTTGGTTCCGGCCGGAACGAACGTGGACTTCGACATCGACTTCCTGAAACGTCTCGACCTGGCCCCGGACAGGTGGCTGTCCTACCGCAAGTTCGACCTGACCACGCTCCGCCGGTATTTGAGGTTCATCGACTGTCCCGAGGATCCGTACAAGGGACATCGTGGCACGCACAGGGTACGCGACTGCATCCGACGCGACATCAACGACTACATCCGGTACCGCACACTCCTGAAAAAGACATGGTGACAATGAAGAAGAAAACCACGAAGACCGTATCCAAGGAGACACGACCGCGCAAATGGCACAAACCAGTGCCATGCCCGACCTGCGGCAGCCGGAACATCAGCTTCGACCGGATCGCCTGGGCCGTCAACCGGAAAACATTCGCCATACGACAGATATGGGCATGCGCCTGCCAACACCACCACGGCATCCTCATCCTCACCCGCCACGACGACCTCAAGGAAGCCATCCGCGCATGGAACACGGAAGCCACCAGACAAGAAAGGAAACACTCGAAATGAGAAAACGCAAACCACTCGCGCTCGCCGGCATCGGCCTTACCGCCATCACCATGTTCCTGCTCACACCGGTATTCCTCCTCGCGCTCGCCGGATGCGGGAGCGCGTCGGAGCCTTCGACGCCAGCGCATGAGGTCAGGTCAATCGACTCGCAGTGCTCCGACATGGACGACGACTTCAGTGAATGCGTCATCACCCTGACCGACACGAGGAAAGTGGACTGCGTCGTCTACTCGGACTACAAGCAGGGCGGCCTGTCATGCGACTGGAGCCATGTGAGCGGCGCTGACAAGGAGCCGGCAAGATGAGCTACAACGTCGTCACCCAGGAAGGCGTCAGAACGTTCGAGAACATCGACGATGCTGGCGACTACGCGCAGGCCATGTCCTTGAGGACTGGCGAGCCGGCCAAGGTGTTCCATGCCGAGACCGGACTCGTCGCATTCACCGTCCGCCCAACCACGAAGGACACAAAATGAGCAATCGAAGTTATTTGGTGCCAAGGCCGCCAGCGTTCGACCATGAGCATCCCAGACCGAAGGAGGAAGGCGAGGTGCTGTACTGCGGAAATTGCCAAAAATGGTACGTATCATGGTTTCCCCTCACCGAAGTCAAAACCATATGGGGCCGCCGCCCCGAATGGTGGATACGCATCTTCCACCGTAAACCATACGAGACGATCATCCAGCAAATACGAAGGGAAACGAAATGAAAGTCAAGAAAACCCTCATGGACATGATCGTCAAATGGCATCAGGCCGGATACAGCCTCGATGAGATCTCGCCACTGGTTCCTCAAATCCCCAAAGAGGAAATCAAAGCGATCATCCAACAACACCACGAATAACAAGAAACCCGACCTTCCGGCCGGGCTCCTGACACCACCAGAAGACTACCACGCCGGAGGGAATCGAACAAATGAACGAACAAAACAACGAATCCCAACCAACACCAAACCAGACACAACCAGCACAAACCAAACAAAACAAGCCAGCGCTCGCCGACATGTGCCGAGTGTGCGGCGGTGAGTGCAATCTGCGCAATACGCTGTGTGACAAGTGCGATGCCGTAATGAGAGGATGGCTCCGCGACTATCCGTCATGGATCCAAGCCCTGAGCGAGTTTCTGGACAGCACCGCACATTACGGTGGCCATCAGCCCGGCCGGACCAATTTGGCTTCGGCTCCGACGCCGGTCAGGTTGTCTGTGATTGACCATCTGCAGGAGATCGATGATCTGGCTGTCGCTCTTTGGCGGCGGTTGTATGCTCCGCCGGCCATGCCGTGGGCCGATAGCAGGATTCATCCGTCTGTGTTGAAATGCCTGAGTATCTGCGCGGATTGCAATCGTCTTTCACGATTGCCGGACATTGGTCTGATTTGGCGTGACTGGGAGCGGGTGGTGCGCAAGACGCTGGGCATCATCGACGTGCCGCCATCCAGGCACGGCATCGGCAGGTGCCTGAATCCTCTGTGCGGCGTGGAGCTGAGTGCGGAGGTCGGCGCGGTAAGCGTTGACTGTCCGGTGTGCGGCAACGCTTATCGCGTGGTCGATGTGCGATTGGGTTTCCTGCGGGAGTGCATCGAATCGGGCAGGGCGTTCACGGCGGGGGAGTGCGCGGAGCTGCTGCGTGAATGCGGGTTCCAGTGCAATGCGAATACGATTCGCTCATGGCGTAAGCGTGGCAGGCTTCAGCCGGCCGGTGAGAACGATAAGGGACGGCCATTGTACAGGCTTTCGGACGTGCATCGGCAGGTGCTGCGGCGCGATTCGATTTGACAAAATCGAAAGTGCAACGCAGAATTGTCAGTGGATTAGAGGGTTCAAACCGAAGACATACGGTTTGAACCCTTTTCATATCCGCCTTGGATTCTCCTAACTCCTTGGGTTGCGTAACACCGTCCTGTCCGAACGGCATATCGGGCACGCTCCGCCCACTCTCGTCAGAGTGGGCATACACCAACAGCGGCAGGCAAGCCAATCCCGCGCTTACGTGATGCGGTGATGCTCAAACCGCCTGTCCATGCCTTCGTCAGTGGTAGATCGTACCGGCCGCGAGTCTTTATTGGATTCTCTTCCTTGCGACTGCGGGGACGCGGGTTCGAATCCCGCCGAAGGCACCCATGAAACAAAGGAAGCCCGGAATCGTTTTCCGGGCTTCCGGCTTATTCGTGCTCCTTGTGTTTGCGTGGTCTGCCGCCGCCGACGCCTCTGCCGGGACGTCGCGCGTTCCACCGGTCGATGGTTTCGGGGAGCCAGCCGCGGGTGCGGCCGATGCGCACGTCCGGCTCCGGCAGGTCGTAGACGGCGGCGTTCGCGACGCCGAGTCTTTCGGCCACCTGTTTGACGCCGAGGTATTCAGTCGTCATCGCCGTCCCTTCTGTCCATGATGAGCGTGGCGATGCACCAGATGCCCGCCGCGAGTCCGAACAGTCCGGCTTGCCATGGTTTCCCCGTGAGGCCGAGCATGGCGGACAGCAGTCCGCATATGATGCCGCATACGGCAAACAGTGTGCTTGTCTTCATGATGGCCATGAAATAGGATGGAACCGGGGTTCCGGGCACTAGGTCTGCTCGGAACCCTTTCGTCATCTCTTATGACGCGGCCTGCGCCGTATCGAGATGACGAGCGCCGCCAGTGCGATGATGTTGCTCGCCACCGAGCTGATGGCGGTCACGATGTCCGTCCATTTCATGCTCACCTCCTTTCCTGTTGACATAAACTATTGTATCAAAAATACATAAGTTATGCAAGCGAGATAGATATTACACGCCGAAAGGAGCAGAAATGAAAGAAGCCCTCGAAGAGATCGCACATCAACTCACACGCATAGCCGACCAAGGAGAACAGGCGGGCATGCAAATCAGCAGGGGGATGCCTTGGAAGCGTGGGGCCTGCGAATCTACGAGGAGGACTTCCTCTCAGCGCTCCAATGTCTCGGAATCGAAGTCACAGACTGATATCGAATCGATGACGAATGACATCATATAAGCCAAACGTTCGCAGACAAAACGGATCGCGACGGAATCAGCTCGTTTCCAGACACAAAGCAGCGGTCAAAAGCGGAAGAACCTGCGGAATCTGCGGAAAGCCAATCGACCTGCGACTCAAATATCCAGATCCTTGGAGCTTCGTCGTGGATGAGATCATCCCAATCGCAAGAGGTGGAAATCCATATTCCTGGACAAACACCGAACCGACACATCGATGGTGCAACACCGTCAAAGGCACGCATACACTCGAGTGGGCACAACGTGAAGTGCGACGGCTCATGGCCGGTCAGCTGGGGCAGCAATCAAAACCACCCACCGGCGTGCCGTTTCGGAAAATCGACATCTAGGGGCGGTATCCCCTCCCGGTCCGGAAAACACGTCCCCCGCCGCATAGGGCCGATATCTCCCCGGAAGCTTAAAACGTGACGGTTCGTAAAACGTGACGGGAGGCGAAACGTCGTGAAATGCCTCATTTGCGGCAAGGAATTCAGGCCGTCAGGACGCGGGAAACCAGCTAAATACTGTTCTGGCGCATGCCGTGCGAAAGCGTACCGAGCAAGGAAGAACGATGGCGAGTCATCGCCGAAACCAGCAAAACCAAGAACAAAACGAAAGGCAAAGACGCCAGCTACTGCAGAACGGGAACATCCGGCAGACATCGACCGTCACAGTTTCGAACGCATGATGGATGGATCACACGAGGACACACTTCGTGAAATCGTCGGAAGACTTCGTGAGGCTCTGCATGATCCATCAACGCCGGCCAACGCGTTGCCGTCGATCAGCAGCAAGCTCGCAGAATTCGACGAACGGATGCGTATGGCCGAGGAATCCGGCAGCCTGTTCGACATGAACGATGACGTGACGGAGGTGGCGGAGGATGTCGGAGCGTCGATTGTCTGAAATCGCCCAACGGCTCGTGCAGCCGGAAGACGTCACGTCAAGCGACTTCAAACTTATCAACGGTGCGGCGGTCAAGGCTGGGATTCATTACGACCTATGGCAGAAAGGCTTTCTCTACCTTCTGTTCGCAAAACGCTCCGACGGCAAGTACGCATGCGGGTCCGGCGGCGCGGTTCTGTCCAGCTGTAGACAGATTGGCAAGACGTTCACCGTCGGAACCGCGATATTCATCCTGTGCGCCGGACGCGCAGGGACTCTGGTCATCTGGACCGCGCACCATACGCGCACCTCCGATGAGACGTTCGCCGATATGTGCGACCTGACCCGCAATCCGAAGCTTTCCAAATACGTGCAGTCCGTGCGCCGCGCAAACGGGCAGCAGGAGATCCGTTTCACCAATGGAAGCCGCATCATGTTCGGCGCTCGAGAGAACGGTTTCGGCCGAGGTCTGCACTCCGCCGACATCGAAGTGTTCGACGAGGCTCAGATTCTTACCATCAAGGCGTTGGACAACCTGATTCCAATCGTGAACACAAGTCCGAATCCGCTGATTGTGTTCATGGGCAATCCACCGAAGCCGGGCGATCAATGCGAGGCCTTCGAGGAGAAACGTTCGACCGCGTTGTCTGGCAAGTCGGATGACATGCTTTACGTCGAGCTCGGTGCAGACCGCGATTGCGACCTGGATGACAGGACCGCGTGGGCGAAAGCGAATCCGTCATATCCAAAACGCACCAGCGAGGAAGCAATCCTGCGCATGCGCAACCTCCTCGCAGAAGACTCGTTCCGACGTGAAGCGCTCGGCATCTGGGACGAACAGACAGCCACAGAGGTCATTGGTGAGGATGCATGGCACGCTACCGAGGTAGCCGACCCACAAACGGATGGCCTGCTCTCGTTCGGCGTGGACATGCCGCCGGACAGGAGTGCATTGGCCATCGGACTCGCGTTCAAGCACGACGATGGCACTGCATTCATCTCCCTACAGGAATACCGTTCCACTCGAACCGACGGAGTCCAATGGGCCGTCGACTGGCTGGCGGAACGCTGGAATAAGACCGCTGCGGTGGTAATAGACGCGCAATCGCCGGCCATGAGCATCGTGCCCGACCTGCAGAAACGGCATGTGCGTGTGACAGTCACCGACACACGCCAATTAGGACAGGCCACAGGCCGCGTGCTCGACATGATCCGTGACAAGTCCCTCACCCATCTGAGTGATAAGGACCAGCCACAGCTGGTTGCCGCCGTGAAGGGCGTCACATTGCGCGACATCGGTTCCAATGGAGCGGTCGCATGGAACAAGAAGGGCTCCGACGTGGAAATAAGCCCATTGCAAGCTACGACTCTGGCATTGCATGGGGCATTCACCACGAAACGCAAGCCAGGCAGGAAACAACGATTAAGGAGGCTTGCATGACATCGCTGCTCGCTCCGGTCACCGATTTCAGCGACCTCGGCATCATCTTCAATCCACCGACCGATATCAAAGGGCTTGACCCGGCGTTGCACGACACTTTATCGAATCTCGTCACTGTGTGGAACCGTAAGCGCGCGCGCAATTCATTGCGCTCCCGGTATGCGGATGGAAAACATCGGCTCCGCGACATCGGCTTCTCCATCCCGCCGAGCATGCGGAATCTCGAGGAGGTGGTCGGCTGGCCAGCGAAAGCAGTCAATGCACACGCCGAGCGCTGCATGTTCGATGGCTTTGTCAGTCCGAATAGCAGCGACGATTCCTTCGACCTGAATCCAATTCTCTCCGCTAACCGCTGGGACATCGAGCTGCCGATGGCGATCAGCAGCAGCATGATCCACTCGTGCGTCTTCATGGCCGTGTCGGAGGGCGACGAGTCGGCTGGGGAACCGCCTGTGCTCACCATTCCGCACAGCGCGCAATGGTCGAGCGCCCTGTGGAATTTCCGTACGCGCAGTCTCAAGGCGGCGCTCACCATCGATGACATCGACGATTACGCGCGTCCTACGCGATTCCGCCTATGGACGCCTTTCCAAGTCATCACCTGCCAGCTTGGGCGTGAATGGTACGTGGACGATGTGTGGACGCATGGTCTTGGCCGTGTGCCTGTGGAGGTGCTGTCTTATAGGCCGACCATCGACAGGCCTTTCGGCAGGTCGATCATCAACCGCGCGGTCATGAGCATCACCGATGACGCGGTGCGCACCGTCCTGCGCAGCGAGGTCAGCGCCGAATTCTACTCGGCACCGCAATGGCTCCTACTCGGCGCCGACCCCGATTCATTCAAGGACGATGATGGCAATCCGATTCCAGTCTGGGAATTCGTCATCGGACGATTGAACATGATTGGTAAGGACGAGGATGGCGACGTGCCGAAGCTTGAGCAGATCACCCAGCAGTCCGTGCAGCCGCATATCGACCAGATGCGAGAGCTTGCCTGCAGATTCGCCGGGGAGACGAATGTGCCGGTCAGCTCGCTCGGCATCATCCAGGACAATCCATCGAGCGCAGAGGCGATGCATGCTGCGGAGAAGGATCTGGTCATCGACTGCTCGGCAGCGAACCGCGTGTATGGTGCTTCGCTTCGTCGTATCGCGCAGGACATCATCATGCTTCGCGACCATACGACCGAAGTGACCGACGAGATGGCGGGCATCACCGCACGATGGCGCAATCCGTCGCTGCCGAGCGTCATCGACGCCGGAGACGCGATGGTCAAACTCGTGGGGGCCTTCCCTTGGCTTGCCGACACGACCGTCGCATTGGAGGAAGTTGGCTTCACTGACGAGCAAATCACCAGACTCCTATCGGAAAAGCGCCGAGCCGAAGCGAAAAGCGCATTGAACGCGCTCGCCGGGATGAACGGAGGCGGGAATGACAAACCGGACTCCGAGCCGCAAGGAAATCAATCTTCTGACCAAATCGCAGAAGACGGCGGTGAGCCTCGCACAACGGGAGATGGGCCAAGCGTGGCAACGGCTGCAGGGAATGGAACCGGCACAGCAGCGTGACATGCTGCTGGAACTCGTTCCCGCCATCATTGACAAATATGGAAGCATCAGTTCGACCGCAGCAGCCGACTGGTACAAGCGAATGCGGTCGAAATGGTTCGACGACAAATACGAGCCGATACTCGCCGACCCTATACATGACGATTTGACCGACATGATTCGGGCGAAGGCAAGCATGCTGTTCAAAGGCAACGAGCGATATGATCCGAACGCCTATCTCTCGTACCTGAATCGGCTTATCGCGGTCGGAGTGCGTAACGGCGGTCGCAGTACCGTCAGGTCGGCAGCCAAGCTTGACAAGTATGGGCCCCGGTTCGCACGCGTTCCTTCCGGACTTCATACCTGCGCGTTCTGTGCCATGCTCGCCGGACGCGGCTTCGTCTATGCAAGCGCCGAAAAGGCCGGAGGCTTGTTCAACAAGTACCATGCGGCATGCGACTGCGAGATTGTCCCATCATGGGATGAAAAACCGCGTGTGGAGGGCTATCGTCCCGACGAATTGTACGACGACTATCTCAAAGCGAGGGATGAGGCCGGAAGCGATTCGGTGGACGATATCCTTCGCGCGATGCGACAGCATAAGGGCAAATACGCGGATGGAATCCGTCCGGGAACCGCCATCCCTGATGGTTGGAAGCAGCCTCATGCGCAGAACGAGGAACGACTGCTTTCAATGCGAGGACTCGCTGGCGTCACCGATCGCGAATGGTACATGCGTCAGGAAAAGGTTGGAGTTCCGCACTCCACCGATATGTTATATCCGCAGGAAATCGTGTTCCTTGAACGATTCCAGAATCTTGGGAACCATGTCGAATGGATACCAAGAGACATAGAAAAAAGGACAGCGACAAATGATTTCCGTTGGATCGAAACAAACGAGCTTTGCGAATTGAAGTCCTTGGCAAAAGCTGATTTTGGCAAAATCGCCGATCGTATCACCAAAGCCGTTCGAAGCGCTAAAGAGAATCACGATGTCGTCAAGGACTGTTTCGTGATAGATCTTGGCCAATCGAAACGTAAAGACAAGCTTGTTCACCAGTTAGAGAAGTACAACGATCGTGAGTGGAAAATCCGCAGACTTTTCATTCTCGACGGTGAAGGTTTATTGGAAATCAAATTGAAATGAAACAACCGGGAGCACGCCTCCGCTCATTGCGTTTTATTTCAACGCCGCAGAGGACCCCCGGTCTTCATATATTTTAGCACATTCTTGGCAGGTTGGCCCAGTGGCGACGGCAGTGGCCTGTAAATCCACGACATTGAAACAACGCGGGTTCGAGTCCCGCACCTGCCACTATCCCATTTTTTGGGCGGTCACTGGCTCCGTCATGCCTGGTCAAAAGGCCACGATGGCCTCAAACATTCGGAGAAAACACAAGGAGCGTTTCATCATGCCGAAATCCCTCATCATGCGTCTTCGTCACATCATGATGGTCGCGCCACCGGCCGAACCCGGCGGTGACGGACAGCAGCAGGGTGGCGAGCCGCCGGCAGGAGAGAAGACCTTCTCCCAGAGCGATGTCAACCGCATCGTCGAGGACCGTCTGCGCCGCGAACAGGCCAAGTATGCCGATTACGACGATTTGAAAGCCAAGGCCGCGAAATTCGATGAGCAGGAGGAAGCGAACAAGAGCGAACTGCAGAAGGCCACCGAAGCCAACCGCAAGCTCGAATCACAGCTGGCGGAGCAGAAGCACGCCGGCCTTGTCGCCAACGCCTGCCTCAAGCACGGCATCCACGCCGAATTCGCCGACCTCGTGACCGGCGATGACGAGGAAAGCATCGACAAGACAGCCGAGAAGGTCGCCAAGCTCGTCAGCACACAGGGGAAGCCGCCGGCATCCGGCAATGGCAGGCATCCGCTCGACGGCGAGGGAAACCAGCCGGGCGGGCAGGGAAGCATGAGCATCAGGGAGCAGATCGCAGCCGCCGAAAAGAAAGGCGACTATCAGACCTCCATGACGCTCAAAAGCATCATGCTCGGCACGAAGCGCCAGTAACCACCAATCTGGAAGGAAGACATCATGCCTGGAATCACAGGACAGGGCAACACCTACAATCTGCCCAATTACGTCGGCGAGCTTTTCGCCGCAAGCCGCGAGGACACGCCGCTACTCTCCGCCATCGGCGGACTCACCGGTGGCATCGACACCACGTCCACTCTTTTCGAATGGCAGGGCTACGACCTGCGCGACCCAGACGCCAACCGCCAGCGCTTCGAGGGCGCCGACGCGCCGAAGGGCGAGGAACGCACCCGCTTCCACGCCAACAACGTGGTCGAGATCCACCAGGAGGCCGTCGAGGTCTCCTACACGCGGCAGGGTGCGACCGGACAGCGCAACACCGACAACATGCCGGTAGTACAGGTCGGCGGCACCGCCATCCCCGCTGACGAGCTGAGCTGGCAGATTCAGCAGCAACTCAAGCAGATCGCACGCGACGTGGAAGCCTCCTTCATCTCCGGCCATTACAACAATCCGACCGACAACCAGAGCGCGCGGAGCACCCGCGGCCTCCTCGAAGCCATCACCACCAACGTGATGAGCACCGAGCACACCGCCGCCCAGCTGACAGCGGACGATGTGCTCGACCTCGCGCAGATGGCCTGGGACAATGGCGGCATCCGCGAATCCGAGACGCGCACCATCGTGGTCAACTCCACGCTCAAGCGCGCACTGACCCGCTGCTTCGTCACCGACGCGAAGTATCAGGAGCAGACCCGCAACGTCGGCGGCGTGAACCTGCAGACCATCGAGACCGACTTCGGCCTCTTCAACATCATGCTCGACCCGTACATGCCGAAGGACCAGCTGCTCGTCCTGTCCCTCGAACAGCTCGCCCCGCGCTTCCTCGAAATCCCCGGCAAGGGTCATTTCTTCGCCGAGCCGCTCGCCAAGACCGGCGCAAGCGACAAGGTGCAGCTGTACGGCGAGATCGGCTTGCAGTACGGCGACCAGAAGGCCCACGCGCTCCTGACCGTCGCCGGTGGCTCCGCATCCAACACCGTGAAGGTCGCCGGCGTGAGCCTTGATAAGAAGACCATGGGCGTCAAGACCAAGGGCACCAATACGGTGAAGGCCATCGTTGTGCCCGACGGCGCATCCAATAAGGATGTCGCGTGGACTGTGGAACCGTCCGACAATTCCATCGCCACCGTCAAGGCTGATGCCGACAAGAGCGTCGGTGTCGTGACCGGCGTGAAGGCTGGCAACGCCACCGTCACCGCAACCACTTCCGACGGCTCCAAGAAGGCATCCGTCAAGGTCACCGTGACCGACTGAGAGGCCAGATGATGGCCGACACAGATGATTTCGCGAGTGTCGACGATCTTGAAGCCTCATGGCATGCGCTCACGGACGAGGAGAAGACGCGCGCGAAGAAACTCATCGCGTATGCGTCCGACCTGATCCGCTCCTATCGCAGATGGGACAAGGTCAGCAACCTCACCCGTGAGCGCATTTGCTGCGCTGCCGTTAGGCGCGCAATGGAAGCCGATTCCAATGGCGCACCATCAGGAGCCAGCAGCATGAGCGAGACCGCCGGACCATTCCAAGCCACCTACAGCTTCCAGAACCCCACCGGCGACCTCCGATTGTGGCCGAGCGAGGAGAAGGAGCTTGGCGGAAGGCGACGCCTCCTCGCGGGAGCCCTCGACATGAGCACCGGAAAGGTGGTGGCACCATGATCCACGGTGAAACCGTCAAGGTGCTCCGTCCAAGCATCGCCGGAATGGATGCCTACAACACTCCAATCCGCAAATGGTCCGAGGAATCGGTAGGCAACGTGCTGGTCGGCTCGCCGACACAGGACAATGTCGCCACAAGCGTCAATCCGGAAGGATTGCTCGTCTCCATGTCGCTCTACTTCCCACGCTCCTATCAAGGAACGCTCCGGGATTGCAAGGTGATCGTCAGGGGAATCGAATATCGAGTGATTGGCGATCCTGTCGCGCTCGATGGCGGATTGACACCAACTTCCTGGAACATGCAGGTCAACGTCTGCCGCGATGACGGGAGGTGACCATGAAGGGATTCAAGGTCGACAAGGAATGGATGGAACGCAATGTCCTGTCCAACCCAACAGTCCAATCCGCTCTGAACGCGAAGGCCAGACGCATCGCTCCGATCGTGAAGCGCATCGTCCTCAAGGAAGGCGACCGTCATTATGCCGAATCGGTGCGCGTCATGCAGGGACGACGTCCTGGAACGAAATCGCCGACGCATCTGCGCAGACCATATGCCCGAGTCATCATCGGTGACGAGCATGCGGACGCCAAGGAATACGGCGACGGACGGATCTATCCGAAGAAGGGATACCTTCGCCGCGCCATAGCCGAGGCGGGTGGCTGATTATGGCGATTCCGCTTCGCGGCTCATGGCCGCAACCGATGCCGATTATCATCCAATGGCTGCAAGACAAGGCGGGGATCAAGGCTTCGGCGGAAGTGCCGGAGAATCTGCGTGCAAACCTTCCGGCCGTCATCGTCTCTCCGGCGCCGGGTGGCACGACCGCCGATGGATTCACGCGCGGCAGAGCCGTCGACATCGACATCTTCGCCGCTGATTGGACTTCCATGGACGCGACCATAAGAAAGGTCGAAACCGCTCTCTCTCAGCTGCAGGGCGATGGAAACCGATATGGCTACGTCGACTCCTCAACGCTCACCTCATTTTCCGAAGTGAGTCATTCAATGCCTGACGTGCGCCGTTGCACGGCGACGATCACGCTCAACACCAGACCACAATGATTTTTCAATTAAGGAGGAAATGATGGCTGCCATCACCGATGTGCCAAGCATTCTCAATGACAATAACGGAAACGTGCGAAAGTGGGGCACTCAGCTGCTCGCTATCGCCGACTATTCGACCGCGATGCCGGATCCTTTCTTCGACACCGCAACCAACAAACCGAATCAGCTGCCCGAGGGTTTCAAGGTGATGGGCTACATCAGCACTGATGGCGCGAAGATGAGTCGCGGCATCGAGTCCGCCGACACCAGTGCGGTGCAGGATCTGGAGCCGGTGCGTTCCGACATCACCGGACGTACCCGCACCCTGCAGCTCACCTTCCTGGAAATGAACGCGTGGGTCAAGGCCTTGGCTCATGGCCTGCCCGTCTCCCAGTGGCCGGAAAACAAGGATGAGGGCTTCGAATTCATCGATGGAAAAACCACGGAATTCCCGTACTACCGCCTGATCTGGATCGGTCAGGACGGTGTGGGCGACGCGGCACATTACCGCATCGAGGCCGGGTATCGCGTCAAGGTCTCCAATCAGGGCGACAACACCAAGAACCGCTCCGACGCCGAGGGTGAGGACCAGACCTTCACCTTCTTCCAGGATCCGAAGACCGGCAAGGTGTTCTACGAGGGCGAGAAGATCGCCAAGGCCGGTTCCGCGCTTCGTGCTGATGTCTCCCAGTCGCAGCCGGTGTCCGATCAGGCAGCGTCCTCCGAGTCACAGCCGGTCGCCGACTGACATTGATTCTTCCCGCACCGGGCTTTTGATTCCTTTCACCGGTGCGGGATTTTCCCTTCTTCTCTCGCCGAAAGGAACACTGATTTTTTTGAAAGGATTGAACAATGACCGACAACAAGAAGCGTAAGGTCCGCAGCCTCAAGGCCGTGAAGGCGAAGTATCTTGAATCCCACCCGAAGATTCGGGAGTGGATCGAGTTCACCATCGACGACGAGCCGGATGCGAAGGAATTCCGCATCCACGCTCCAATTTTCCAGTCGAATGAGGAGAAGAAGGCATTCGCGAAGGCGCAGGAGTCCGACGACCAGTTCGACTTGGCGAAAGCGCTGCTCGGCGCCCAGTGGGATGATTTCATTGAGGCCGGCGGACAGATCAGCCTGCTTTTCCTCCTGCTCGACGACGCGGCCGATGAAGTGCATGAGACGGACAGCGAGGGAAACCCTACAACGCTTTAGAGCTCCTTGATGGTGATGGTCACGCGGAGGAATTGGAGGCCGCGTTATGCGCGGTCTACGCGCCGCGTGACCCGATCAAGGAGTTCTGGCAGCGCAAGATCAGTCTCCGCGCATTGCATGCGCTGATAATCCACATGCCGCCGGACAACGTCTTCTTTCGTGCTTTGGCTGGTGATGGCTGGAGTGAGTCGGAATGGCTGTTGCACGATTTGGGCGACATGCTCCGTGACATCCAGCTAACCATCACCCAGTGCGCTCCATTTGTGGAGCATCCCCTTGAAGAGGATGACATCAGGCCTCGCACCAAGCCTCCGGCTGTCGTGGTGGCTGAGTCCAAACGCGAACAGTCGTCTGTCGACAGCAAGGCCTTCCACGCGCAGGAGCGGAGCGAGCTCATGGCGCTTGTCACGGGCGATCAATCGAAAAACTGAACAGTGAGGTGGTCTCATGGCCGGCACAGCCGCATGGATCGATGTGCTCCCGAATCTGAGCGCTTTCGGCACGAAGCTCAACAGCGGTGTGACGGCCGCGGCCACCTCCGCAGGACGGAATGCCGGCAAGAAATTCTCCGACGCCATGAATCAGGCCGCTGGCCGTGACGTGCTGTCAGAGCAGGTCAAGAGCCTGCAGCAGGCTGAGAAGAAGGCCGCGCAGGCGGTCAGCCAGTGCACGTCGCAGATCGCGAAGGCGCGCGACGAGCAGAAAAGCGCCGACCTGCGCGTACAGGCCGCCGAAGTCAAACTGCAGGAAACCATCGTCAAAAGCGGACAATCCTCCTCACAGGCCATCAACGCCCAGGCGCGACTCAACGACGCAAGGAGCAAGGCGAGGCAGAAGACCGAAGCCGTCACATCGGCTGAGGAACAACTCAAAGCCGCCAGCGAAGGCCTGAAGGAGACTCAGACGCAGCTCCACGACGCTCAGACGAATCTGAACGCGAGCACTTCCAAGCAGTCGGGATTTTTCGCGTCCGCCGCGGCATCGGCGCGCAATGCCATCAATTCCTTCCGTAGCATGCAATCAAGCGTCACTACCACTGCCGCAAGGGGAGTCGGAGATTCCGAACGCTTCTTCACCGCGTGGGGAGCCGCGAAGTTCGGAGCCATCAGCGGGTTCGCGCAGTCGGCATTCAGCAAAGTCTCAAACATCATCACCAGCAATGTGGAAGGCGCCATTAAACGCGCCGACACGATGAACAATTTCCCCAAAGTCATGAAGAATTTGGGGTACGACTCGAATGACGCTGCCGCAGCCATCAAACGCATCAGCGCCAGCATCGACGGCCTGCCGACCACCACATCGAGCATGATCGGCATGGTCCAGCAGCTTGCTCCGTTGACCAAGAATCTGGACGAGGCCACCAGCATCGCATTGGCGTTCAACAATGCCGTCCTGGCCGGCGGCAAAGACACAGTGCTGCAGGCCGACGCCATCGAACAGTACAACCAGATGTTGAGCGCGAACAAGGTCGATGCCGCCGCATGGCGAAGTGTCGTCAATGCAATGCCTGGCCAGATGAACCAATTGGCCAAGAGCATCCTTGGCGCAAACGCGAAGCAGAACGACCTATATGAGGCGATGAAGGGTGGCAAGGTCACCTTCGAGGACTTCAATAAGGCGCTCGTCAAGCTCAATAAGGACGGCTACGGGCCGTACGCATCATTTACGACGCAGGCAAAAGACGCCACACAGGGCATCGGCACTGCGATGGAGAACGCGAAAAACCGCGTCCAGAAGGCCATCGAGAAGATTATCGAGGCGTTCGGTGTCGACCGCATCAGCGGCGTCATTAACAGCTTTACGGCGAAATTCGGAGATGTCGGCTCGGCTGTGGCCAAGGCGGTCTCCGGATCATTGGAATTCGTCGAGACCGGCAAAGTCAACGAAAAATTGGCTGAATCTTTCCACATCGACAAGAAGTCGTATGCGGGCATCGAAGACGCTTACCAGCGGATTCGGTGGGGGTATAAAGGTCTCACCGATTTCATCAAGACCGGTGAATTCTCGTACGAGTTCAACCGTGCCTTCGAGAACGCAGACCGCCAGACACTCATCGACTTCAAAGACAGCCTCCTCGGCATCCGCGACTCCGCCAGCGAGGTGCTGAAGAACCTTCCCGGATTGGGTGAATTTTTCAACACCCCGGCGGATGGCGACAAGTCGAACTTGAACAAGGCCTTGAAAGCCGCCAATGTGGCGCTTGCGGGCCTGAAGCCACTGCTCGACCTGCTCGCATCAATCGAGAAGGCGTGGAACGGTCTGTCCGCTGACCAGCAGGGCACCATCTTCGATACGGCCATCTACCTGTGGTTAGGTAGTAAAGGATTCAAGATACTGAAGAACATCTTCGGTGTCGCCAAAGATATCGGCAAAGGCTTCGGCATCGCCGGAAAAGGCATCAAGACCGCTGGCAACGCGCTGAAATCGTTCGGCAAGTTCCTCGGCGGGCTGAAGGCTCCGAAATGGCTGTCCAGCTTGTTCGCGAAGGCTCCAAAGGTTGCCGGATTGGATAAAGTGCCAGCTTTCGCCAAACGCACCGGCGGCACTCTTGGTGGCGTCGCGGCTGGAGCGGCTGCCTACGGTGCCGCCACGAAGAATCTGACCGGCGGTCTGCCGAAATGGGTTTGGAAAGGCCTGCAGGGTGTCCAAGGCAAGGACACATCCGACAAAGCCTACAAGGCGTACCAGAAATGGTATGCGGAAAACAATTCGGTCAAAAACCCCGGAAAATTCACAGAATGGATGAAAGGGAAACTGGCCGGAGCGAAGGAACAGGCATTCGCCGGCAACACCGGTTCGGCTCAAGCCACAATGAGCTCCGGCCAACGCGATGCTGGAGTCAAGGCCTGGAACGGCATCAAAGGCGCGTTCTCCGAGGCAGGGCAGGCACAGGCCGACAATACGGCAGCGCAGGTCAAAGCCCAGCAGGACACTCTTGCCGGCATCAAGAAGGCATGGGGCGACGCCGGCGATTGGATCAACACCAATTGGCGCGACCTGATGGCCAAGATCCAATCGAAGTTCGACGGCGCGGCCCAGTGGGTCGAGGACCGTTGGAACGGTGTCAAGGACTGGTTCGGGACCACAGGTCAGAAGATCGGCGACTTCTTCTCCGGTATTCCATCGGCGATTGGTGGATGGTTTGATTCGGCGGGCCAGTGGGTTGAGGCCAAATGGCAGGGCATCTGCGACTGGTTCTCAGGTGTTGGATCCTCAATCGGAGGTTTCTTCTCGGGTATTCCGGCCACTGTCGGCGGTTTCTTTGACTCCGCTGGCCAATGTGTGCAATCCAAGTGGCAGGCGGTATGTGACTGGTTTGCCGGCATTCCCGGTTCCATCACCGGCTTCTTCCAGGGGATTCCGGGCACTTTCCAGTCGATTTTCCAGACGGCCAAAGACCGGATAACCGGCGTCTTCAGCTCGGTCGGCACGTGGTTCGACAACAACGTGAAGATTCCTATCTCCAATGCCGTCAATGCCATCGGCCAGACCTTCCAGTCCACCAAGGATTGGATCAAACGAAGCTGGGATCAGGTCAAGGAGGCCGCAAGGGCTCCGGTGGCCTTCGTCGTCAACACGGTGTACACGAACGGCATCAAGAAGGTATGGGATTCGGTGGCCGGCGCCGTCGGCCTGAAACTCTCCCTTCCGACGGTGAAGTTCGCAACCGGCGGCACCGTCGGCGGCATCAACCCCGGTTACGCTCCCGGTGTCGATTCGATCCCGGCGATGACCTCGCCGGGCGAGGCGTGGATGGTGCCGGAATGGACTAAGGCCGTCGGCGCGGAGAACGTCTACCGCTGGAACGCTTTGGCTCGCCACCATGGCGTGCAGGCCGTCCGTGAGGATATGGGTCTTGATGGCGTCCAACGCTTCGCCAAAGGTGGCATTGCCTCCAAGATTGGCAAGGCTGCCGGCAAGGCGGTGTCCGGAGCGAAGAAATTCATCGAGGATCTGTCCAAGACGGCTCAGGCCTTTGTGAAGAATCCTGTGGATTGGGTCACGTCGAAGATTCTCACGCCTGTGAAATCGCAGGTGGCGGGAATCAGCGGCGGCCAGTTCGGCCAGATGGTCGGCAGACTGCCGGTGAGTGCCGCTACGGCTCTTGTCGACAAGGTCAAGTCGATGGCGTCCGACCTGGCATCCAAGTGGACCAGCAAATCCGAGGCGGGCCAATATCATGGTTCGGTCGGTGGCGGCGTGGAACGCTGGAGGAGCCTAGTCCTGCAGGTGCTCAAGGAATTGGGCCAGCCAGCAAGCTGGGCCGACACCGTGCTACGCCGAATGAATCAGGAGTCCGGCGGCAATCCTAACGCCATCAACAACTGGGATTCCAACGCCAAAGCGGGTATGCCGTCGCAGGGCCTGATGCAGACCATTCCTGGCACATTCAATGCCTATGCGGGGCCGTACCGCTCGCGTGGCATCACCGACCCGCTCGCCAACATCTATGCCGGCTGCAATTACGCGATCCATCGGTATGGGTCGTTGGCCGGAATGAATCGTGCGGGCGGCTACGCGCTCGGCGGCATCGTCGGAGACGATAGACCGACCCTGTACGATCGCGGCGGCATCCTGCCACCCGGACGGCACCTCGTGGCCAACGAGACCAAGCAGCCCGAACTCGTGTTGACGCGAGAGCAGATCGTCAAGATCTTCGGCGCTGACGTCAAAGATAAAGGCGATCGGACCGTGAACCTCAACGTCAACATCCCCGAACGCTCGGATCCATGGGCTGATGCGAGCATCCTCGTGCGCACCGCGCGACACCAATTGCGATAAAAGGAGGCCGATGTGGCTTATTTTGCGGAATTGTCGGCCTCCGGCTTGGAGCCGGTGCGTTTCGAGGGTTCAGGCGATCTTGACTGCCTGTGCATCGCGAAAGGCGGCATCGAGGGCTGGTGGTCGACTCCCGCCGCGAAAGTCAATGTGACGGCGCGAGGGCAGGGCGACGGTGGACATGATGTGAGCGAGGATGACATCTCCTACGCCAGCCGTACCGTCACTCTGCATTGGAATGCCAACGCCTCCAGCCGTGACGAGCTGCTCGCTTTGACGGACAGTGTGCGCAGGCTCGTGCATCGTCAGGTCAGGATGCGCGTGGTCGACGGCACCGAGGATACCTGCTGCAGTGGCGGATATATGGTGCTTACCCAGCAGCCTGACTATCGGTCCGGCAGCATCGCCGATTCGACTATCACCATCGTTTTCGAGCGTCCGGAGCGCCTGTCGTCTTTGGCGCATTCGGGTGAGGCTCGCGCGTCGGTGGTGCAGTCGGGCGGCTTGAGCTACGGCGCGGCTAATGGTGGCTTGGCATATCCGCTGCAGTATGGCGTGGCGTCGGATGGCGCGACGGTGATGCGCTTGCCGAATCAGGGCACTAGCCGCGCATATCCGACCTACACCTTGTGCGGAGAGTGGCCTGATGGCTGCACGCTCCGCTTGGCGTGCGACGGGCGTAATTCCACCATCGCCTATTCGCACGCCATCCACACCGGCACACCAGTATTGCTGGACACCCGCTCCCGCACCGCCACCATGGGCGGCGTGGACGTGACCAGCGGATTATCACAGCGCGGGTGGATGACGATACCGGCCGGCAAGAGTCTGACGGTCAATCTCGCCACCGCAGGCAGCGGGTGGGTCAGCTGCTCAAGCCATGACACCTACATTTAAACGTTTTTCCGATTCGGAGGTGCAACACTTATGACCACGGCTTTAGGCATTCGTCCCGACGCGAAATCGCAGGGCGTCAGCCCTCAGGTGCATCGGCATATCATCAGCGCCCAGTGGGCCAGTGACGGCATCATTCAGGGGCTTACCGTGACCGGAGGCACAGGGCTCACCTACACGGTGAGCGCCGGTACCGCATTGATTCAGCCTGACGGCCAGAAGGGCGAGGCGGTGCTCGCTTATTGGCCGGGCGGCGCCACTCCCGCAGTCGCCGCCGGTAACGCCGGATTGAGCCGATACGACGTGATTTGGCTCCGCGCCCACGACCTCGACAAGGGAGACGCGGACAATCAGGTGGTGCTCGGCGTCACTCAGGGCACGCCGGCCGCTGACCCAGACGTGCCGCTCGACCAGGTGCCGTCCGATGTGGTGCGTTTGGCGGCCATGCTCGTGCCCGCCGGCATGACACAAACCAAATCGTGCAGTACGGATGGCGCGGAACGCTACGCCATGCCCTACGGCGCGAGCAAGGGTCTCATTGCGCGTAACGTCCGAAACTACGAGGGTCCCGCAAACATGGGCGACGGTGGGAAGGACTATTTCGAGCAGGACACCAGCTTTTATCTGCCGACCGACAGGCTGGTGGAGCTCAGGTACACGGCCACGGCGGCCGCCTGCCGACACGACAATCCCAAGAAGCCCACCGAGGACGCCACACAGATGGCCTGCTGGTATGTCGGCTTCCAGATCGACGGCAAGGACGTGGCTGGTGGCGGCGGCCAGTTCCAGGTGAGCCGAGCATGGCAGCAGGTGCATCTGAACGCCTTGGTGTCATTGCAGGCCGGATGGCACACCGTCCGTACCCGCAACCACAGGGTCACGTGGGGTGAGAACGTTTATTTCATCTGCCATTCCGACTCCAAGGAGAACTACCCCGGCCGCACGCTCGAGGTGTGGGACCGTGGCGTGAACGTCGGCTAAGGAGGCGCACTCATGGCTTGGCGCGCGTATATCGTGGATACGATCAGCGGACAGCTCTTGTGTCCAATCGACTTGCCGAATTTCAGCTGGTCGGTCAGTGTGGCCGACTCATCGCTTTCCACCACGAAATCCAAGGGTGTGGGACAGGACGAGGTGAGCGGTCTCAAGGTGCCATGGACCGCGGTGCCGGCCAATTCGCCAGGCGAACGCTCACGGCTCCTAGTGCCGGACAGGCGCAGTATCGCGCTCTGCTGGACGAGTCCATTGGATTCCGAGGATGCGATAGGCACGCCGATACTCTGCGGACTGATAGGCCAGAGGAAGGACGGTCCACTCGATACGGATTTCAGCTTGACCAGCATTTATGGATTGCTCGGCGATAGATACTTGGTGCGCGAGGGAGTCTATGGTGCCGCCAATGGCAGTACGAGCACCGACGTCATCGACTTCGGCAACCTATCCCTGCGCGCCATCGCGGCCGAGGCGGGCTGGCTGTGCACCAACGCCAAGCCGGGCGGCGGACTGCCCATCGACTGGCACTACCGAGGAGAGCAAGGCTCGCACCAGCGCGAATACGATTCATGGGATATCCAGAACCTGAAGTGCTCCGACGTGTGGGACAAGATCGCCAACGTCGAAAACGGGCCCGACCTGCAATTGCGTCCGAAACTCTCCGGCGACACCATCCGCTTCGACTTCCTCGCCGGGAGTGACGCGGATCCGAACATCGCGCAGGACACTATCCTCGAGCTTTCCAGCAGCCCGTATGGCGGCACCTTGGAAAACATGACCATCGACCACTTGGGCGCCGTGCACCGTGTCTACGCGTCCGGCTCTGGCACGGACAAGGCGCAGCTCTGCCACCTGTCCGAGGATTTGAGGCTCGTGAACGGCAATCATGAGCCGTTCCCGCTCCGTGAGATGGCCTACAGCGACACGGACGCCGCCGACGCGAATCTGCTGCGCCAGCATGCCGACGGTGTCCTTGCCGCGAATCACGCGCCGCTCATGCAGATCAAGGGCGAATTGCACGCCAATGATCTGAGCGTGGACGGCACGCCATTGCATCCGCTCGGCAGCTTCTGGCCTGGCGAGACGATGCGGTTGGACATTCAAGGCTTCCCGAGTCTCGCGGACGGCGTGTACGAGTGCCGGCTCATGCAGATGAGCGGCGACCAATCGGACAAGGTGAGCTTGATTTTCGATGCCATGGATGATCCCATGGCCTGACATTTTGGAGGTGGCTATGTCCTCTCATGTGGAATTGAATCCAGACGATTCGACGCTCGGCCTGAGCTTGGGCATGAAGGCCATGCGCCTCGCCCTGACCCAGAAGACCCACAAGATGGGCACCGTGCGCATCCCCGGCACGGGCGGCACGGACGTCATCATCGGCGCCGGCGCGTCGGACGGGGCCAACAGGATCGACCAGGACGGGCGCCAGCTGCCGCTCGTGGACACGAGCGGCATCGACAAGGCCGCGCAGGATGCGCAGCAGGCCGCCGACAAGGCCATGACGAAGGCCGACGAGGCGATCGCCAAGGGCGAACAGATCCGCCGGGACGCGCAGGCGGGCATCGAAGACGCGCGCAAGCAGGCGCAGGCGGCCGACGCCAAGGCCGATCAGGTCCGAACCGATCTCGAGACCGCTGCATCCCAACTGGAGTCCAATATCGCGGCCGTCGACAAGAAGGCCGATCAGGTCCGAAGCGATCTGACCCGGCAGGTCCAGGATGCGAAGTCCGAGATGGACTCCACCGTCAAGGCCGCCCAATCATCCGCCGACAAGGCGCAGTCGGCGGCCGATGCGGCCCAGAAGGCGGCTGACAAAGCCAATGCATCCACCGCCGATCTGGACAAATCCATCAAGGCCGTCGATGCGAAGGCCATCGCAGCGAAACAGGCCGCGGCCGAAGCCCAGTCCAAGGCCGAGAACGTCGCATCGGATCTCGATTCCGCTAATGCGGTCATCGAACAGCACACTACTGAACTCGGAGAACTGACGACGAAAGTCAGCAATGCTGTCAAGAAATCCGACAGTGCCCTGAGTGTCTCCACGGAGGCCAAGCAGACTGCTACCGAGGCATCGACTACCGCCACATCCGCATACAAGGATTCGCAGACCGCTCTTACCCAGAGCACCACTGCGACTCAGACCGCGACCGCCGCAAAGACCACTGCCGAATCGGCAGGCAAGACGGCAAGCGATTCGCTCAAGCAGTCTTCCGCAGCAGTGCAGACGGCCAATCAGATCAGCACGACTCTGAGGACCGAGTATCAGACCAAAGCTGATGCCGATAAGCTCTATGCGACCCAGTCGAGTCTGAAGCAGACTTCGGATTCCATCACGGCTTCGGTCTCAAAGACATATGCCACAAAGGACGCATTGTCCACTCTCCAGAACGTTGCGGATAACGCCATCGAATCCTGGCGAGGAACCGGTGTCCCGACACTGACAAACAAGCCTGCTTCGGACTGGACCACCGACGCGAAGAGGAAGAAGCATTCCGGCGACCTTTATTATGACAAGGCCACCGGTAAGGCATACCGGTTCGGCTCCGACGACGGCGAGACCTACACGTGGGAGCTGAACCAGGATACCGATGTCACCAAGGCATTGGCGGATGCATCCAAGGCACAGACTTCTGCGAATAATGCCCAGGCGTCCGCAACGGCAGCGAACACTGCAGCCGGTAAGGCCCAATCGACGGCAAATACCGCAGTCAGCAATGCGGCCACAGCGAAGAACGCAGCCGATGCCGCACAATCCAGTGCGAACAAGGCTCAGGGCGATGTCGATAAGCTGAAGATCGATATTCCGGCGACCTATGCGACCAAGAGTTCTCTGACTCAGACCGCGGGATCCATTACGGCAAACGTTGAGTCCGTTAAGAAAACTGCGAATAGCGCCGTGACAGCTGCATCGAAGGCCCAACAGACCGCCGATGGTATTTCCGCAAATCTGACAAAGAACTATCAGACGAAATCCCAAGCGGATACGATAT